TTGCCATCTTGATTTCCTATAATTTGTAATACACTAATTATACATTGTCTAATCTATTACAGTTTACAAACACCATCCTCACAGTCATCATCTGATACAGAGATAATGTATTCATTTTGATTGTACTTTTTTTGTACATTTGAGGCAAGAGTTAACAAATTACCATGACTAAACTGTTGGAATAGATTCTCGTAGCTTCGTATCTCACACCTCTTTAAGTATTTGTTATAAGCCTCGTCAAACTTCATACTTAATACTGACGCTCTTCTTGCGTAATCTACTGCCAATGCCTCACATAATTCTATTCTTGTCATTTTCATCCTCTATTGTTTTGTATTTAAATTTGATACATGGCGTACTGCTATATATCTTTCTGGCAGAAATTTCTACGATTTGTCGATCATCTACATAAACTACTTCATTTAACGAATCCAGGATTGCTTTAAGATAATTATCTACATCTGCGTTATTATCACAATAACGGCCTTCCTTCGATTCTTTTTTCTTTTTAGACCAAGACTTAGGCATACCAATATAAAAGCCTATGTCCACCCCCAGTAACCCTTCAAACGGAGCAAAATGCATCTCACTTGTAAGTGCTATCATGTCTAATTTAAATTGGGTGTACTTCTTTGGGTAGTATGTAGACCAACGAGTAACTCTTGGCCTGGAGGCAGGAACTGGATTTACATCAAACTGAAGCAGTTCATATTCGTTCCCCATACTCTTCGCCCCTTAAAATATCTAAATCTGTTACGACTTGTGATAAAAAAAACCTTATCTCAATATCTCTTGGAGTATCTTCTTCCCTAGCTAGTTCTAAAGCGTACTTAATATGTTCGGAGATTTCATCTAACTTTTGAAATCTTTGTGCTTTTGTATCGTATAGTGCCATCTATTAATCATTCTACTCTTTAAACTGTAATGAATCTATTAACTTGTCAATATAAAATCTACATTTTCTAAGATCTTCTATTTGCCCCTCACCTACATGCTTGTGTTTATGCCTACATAGATATTTAAGTGCCGAAGCAGTTAAGTAATCCATGTCCTGGTCAATGATAAAATCAATAACCTCAATCTTACCTTGCGTGTAGTGTGAGGGATTATTTACAATGTCGTTCTCTCTATCCACCAACCCATCCCATAAATAGTGCGACAACAACAATACCTAAAAATATTGTTAAACTTCTATTCTTTAAAACTTTATCTATTACCTCTTTTACTTCTTCCATTTTTTTCTCCTTCTAGTTATAACAAGTTAGGGTACTGAATTAAGACCTGGGAAAATAATATGGAGTAGTAAAAACCCAAGTTGTAAGCACTTAATGTAATACCATGCTCGTAAGCATAAAATATTAGAGTACCCTAACTTCTTATAACTCTTCTTCTAACATTATAGGTTTAGCACCTAGCCAACCTATACAACCATTTGCCTCAATTGGATGACAACTAAGTTGTTCCTGTTGCATCTTCTCTAATTGGCTGCAACCACTAAGCATCATCAAGACAACGGCTAGTGGTATTAACATAAAGATTATGAGTGTTTTATTCATCAAAAAATTATACCATGATTTGTAAATTCACCATGTAGTTTTTCTCTTGCTTTGCGAATATAAAAGTCTGCCTCTTCAATGGTTTTAAAAAAGCCTACATGGTGTTCTTTTCCTCCAAGTTTAATCCTAGCCCTCCATTTTTGTTGTTGTTTATTCCAAGACACGCCTTTTACACCAGATGTATTATGAGAGGATAAACCCATATTGTGCATATTTTGGTATATTGAAGCCTCACGAAGATTGCTAATATCATTATTTGTTTTATCACCATCTATATGATCTAAAGTTTTAGGGAGTGAGCCATGTACATACAACCAAACTAATCTATGTTCTCTATATTGACGATAGTCAATTTTAAGTACCTTGTAGCCAGTTGACTTATGAATGTAAGCACCCTTATTATTAGATTTACGAACCAATCCTTTATCGGTAAGTTCAAACAACCCCTGTAATCTTTCTTGTGTTACATGCTTTATTTTACCTGTCATAAATATTTACCTCCATATCTTGAAATTTAGAGTATTGCCCATGAAACTCACACTTGACAAAACCTATCTGCCCCATCCTGTTTTTAGATACTATTAACTCTGCTAATCCTTTATCTTCAGACTCTGGATTATAATACTCATCTCTGTAGACCATAATAATACAGTCGGCATCTTGCTCAATCTCTCCAGAGGAACGAAGATCACTCATAAAAGGTCTTTTGTTTTCTCTCTGCTCAACTCCCCTACTAAGCTGCGATAGTAGTATTACAGGTATTCCTAGTTCCTTAGACAAATACTTTAACTCCCTGGTAATGTTTCCTAATTCAGAAATCTCTCTACCCTTGTCGTATTTCATTATCTGTAAGTAATCAATTACAATCATGTCAATTTTCTTTTCACTATTAAGTTGTCTAGACTTAGATATGATGTCATGTATTGACATACCACCCTTATCAATAATCGTTAAGTTTTGATTTCCTATTTCAGATAACTTTTTATAAAAAACTTCCTGTTCAGTTGAGGACATATTGCTATTGTCTATCTTAGATAGATGTATAGATGAATGAGAGGATGCTAGTTTTAACATTAATTGGACTTGCCCCATTTCAAGTGAGTAGAATAAAACATTCTTAGTCTTAGAAACTTCATCTGCAATATTAAGGGCCAGGGTAGATTTACCCATACTAGGTCTACCTGCTAAGACTGTTAATGTTTCTGGTCTGAATCCAGTTATTAAGGCATCTAGAGATTTAAATCCACTAGATAAGCCAACACTACCATGCGTTAGGTTCTCTAGGTAATCAACAGTCTTGCCAACAATAGCCTGTATAGAACTCTCATCTTTATCTTCCAACTCAAGTTCTAAGTTCTGTATCTGTGAAACTGTTTCTTGGTAGTTCCCATAATCAATATCTTTTTTTAGATTTTCTACTGCGTTCTTAATCCGACACTCTCTTATATGAGTGGCATATGTTTCTATGTTTGTAGTGCCTGTAGAACTTTCTAATAAATTTGCTAAATCCTGGAAATCTACGGCCCAAGATCTATCGTTAGGTTGATAATCATTATTAATATAATCTCTTACAGTTATTGTATCAATAGGTTTTTTATCTTTTTTCATATTAAAGATACAACGAAAAATATATCCTAGCTTCTGACTGGTAAAGTCTGACTCTGTTAATCTAGTAGCCATTACTTTATCGACACAAGGATCTAATAACAAGCCACCGATAACTGCCTCCTCTGAACTAATTGACTCTAGTGGATATCTCATACTAGCCATCCTTTTCTTAATGCCTCTGCCCACATTACCATGTAGATAAGACAACCTGTATTAACTGCGACCATTAGCCATACTGTTAAATATAAAAATTTTCTCATGTAAACTCCTATTTTTTTGGTTTTGGTTTCAGATGACTCGTGAAGCCTTTTTTGAATCATCTGATATTTTGTTCCGTATTGATATGTATTAAGCATTTTAGTACGCTCTTGATTCTATTGTTTCATAAACAAATTGAGAGTCATCATTTAAATGTTCCATTTCCTCATCAACTAATTCTGTTCCATCATGCCATATAGCAGAAATTATAAAGCTATCACAAAAATCTGGATAATCATCAAAGTTAATATGTACATCATCAACATCCAATAAGGCAGTATTAATTTTTGTCTTTTCTTTATCAAGATATTTATCTTTATCAGTTAATTTTCTCATGATTTCCTCCAATCAAATTCTTCACCATATGGCTTATGTAAGTTCTTAGCTTTAATGTCAAACATTTCCCATTGCCTTTGATTAATAAAGGTCTGAAAATGTGGGATGTATTTCTTCTCACTACCAAAATCTAAATGTAGTCTATTAAGTATTGGCAATACATCTCGCCAATCTTTGTGTCGGATAAAGTTATCCATCTCGGTAAGTAAACCTCTCTTCTTACCTTTATAGTTATCTCTGAATATATCAAACTCAATCAACTCCTCGTCAGTTGGTCGAACAACCACTTTCTTAGCCTCGACTTCATGTGGTTTTGCACAATGTGGGCATATTACTAGCATAGTATTCTCCTATATATTTTTCATTAAAAGTTTAATCATTGGGTCTGTCCACCAATCCCTGGAGTTCATAAGGTGTGCAGCATCATTGGTCTGCCGTTGTCTACCTTGAACCTTTTGTAAAGGCTTGTATATCCTCTCTGGGTTAAGCGAGGTATTTAACCTCGCCCTAGCACAGGAAGGATCGCATCTAAGTATATCGGCTAACATATTGATAGTAAGTTTAGTTCCATCATCTAAAGTATAGACCAATATCTTATTACGACCTTTGCCATTTCCAGTAATGATGTACTCTTTACCATCAATAGTTTGTAAATGATTTTTCTGTTCCTGTGTCAACATTAGAAAGGCACATCATCATCATTATCTCTACCTACATCACCCAATGGTCTGTCATTATTAGGTTTAGGTATATTAGGCATATCTGATGCTTTCTGTATTTGAAAGTTCAATACAGGTGCTTGTGGATTATCACTTGTAGTTTTCCAACAAGACACTTTATAGTCAACTCCTTCTACATTTAGATTACCTGTGTATTGAGGTGCTTTAGGATTGTCATTAAACTTGCTTTTCCATATTGCACCTTTATTGGTATTATCATATTCGCTCATAGTATTTCCTTAAATTATAAAGGGGAACTTATGGCATCCCCAGACTCCAGATTTATTCTTAAACCTAACGACCTATAACTTAGCCGAATAACATTGGAAAATCAACCCCTGCTAATTTTTTTAAAACTTTATAGGTTCGTCTAAATCGTCATTAACTGTAATTTGAATAGATGTACCATTCATTATTACAGGGTTAAGCATTGATAGACTATCTACAGTTGCAGTTCCCTCATTAAACACGCAGATTCTATCTCTGTTAACTTCAATTAATAATGCAAGATCTTCTAAAGGTAAAAAGTTTGCAAGTTCATCAAAGTGTTCACGCTCATTATTTTTAGTCTTGCTCATGCTCATCTCCTCTAGTTAAGAACTTATCACCAAACTCAAGCATCCCAACATCCAAAACTGCAACCCACGGAGAATTAGGATTCTCATGCTCACGCTCTTGCATGTCAGTCATTATAGTTTCGGCTCTGGCCAGGGTGCAATTAGGACTCTTTAGTTCTTCTATTAGCCTATTGACCTCTGTGTTTCTCATTTGAGTCAGAGTAGGTGCTTTAAACGATTCTGATTCGTCCTCACCCATATGCCCCATCTCATATA